AGGTGTAAATGATATCTGTGGCGACTGTGCAGGAAAGAAAGGCAGAGAGACCATTTTAGTGCCAATTAAGGGTGTTTACTACGGTATGTGTCATTTTTGTGGTAAATACAAGTTCAATATGGAACAAATTAACTGTAGACTTTGCCAAAGATGCCATGAAAGGTGTGCAAAACACATTAAAAACTACAATCTGAAAGGCGGACAGTTCGGTGCAGACCCATTTTGGCAAAAAATGAGGAAAAAACACGGAAAAGATTGGAAAATTATTTTCAATAACGGTTTAGGGAATCAGCGGTAATACCCCTTTTTTCCATTCTTTTTTTCTTATCTAAGGCGTATTTCTTCATATCTGGAGGTATTAGTATGAATTCTAGGAGTTTTTCTATGTTTTCTAGACGAAAATTGGTCTCTTTTAGTAGTTCTTCTACGTCTCCAAGGACAAAATCAAATTTTATCTTTGTCACCTACTATTAGGATTAATCTGTTGTATGTCATGTCAAAAAACATGTTTTTTTGGTCTATTTTGACTGTTTTTGTTGGTTTTTCACCGTTAAACTTGTCAACGTTGAGTTCCAAACATGATTTTCTAAATTTTTTTGGAATTAGTTTTAGAAGATTTGATTGCGGATCATACTCAATATTGTCATATGTTATTAGTTTTTCACTGCCGTCAGCATAATATTTGTATTCTTTGAGATTAAAAAACGTAATTGATCTTGTTGCATTTACTTTGTTGGAATATTTGTTGGTGTCAAGTATTATCCAAAGCCTTTCTTCATCTTTTATATACAAGTCAAGAACTTTAAATGATGTTTCGTTAACTGTTTTTCTTGGATCTACAAAATTTTCATATTTTTTACAGTAATGATCTAAGTTTTCATACAAGTATAGTGCTGTTCCCATGCTTGATATTGAAAATCTTTATTAATAAACCTTTTTTATACATATCATGACAAAAACAAAGACAAAGACAAAAAAAAGAGAAAAATGTAAGTGCGGTGGATTCAAATACAATTTTCGCAAGCATGACTCCGATGACGAAGACTTGTTATCGTTAAAGGTCTGTTTTAAATGTGGTAGATTCAAGGGCACTTCAATGTCAGAAGAAGTAGTAAAGATGTTTTGTAGTGAGCCTGAACTGTTACTGTATATGATAGAAAGCGGATATCTACAAAGAGTCAATTCATTTAAATAGTTTAAATATAACTGATAGTGTGAACATACATACGAAAAAGGTTCTTGCTCGAATAATCGGTAACTTTGGAATTGCTTTCTTCAGTCCACTTGTAGGTGGAAATGTGGCTGAAACACTATTTAATCTTAGTCTAACATTTGGACAAACCGTGATTATTGCTTTCTTTTCAGCAATATTTGTATCAGGATTGTCAATAAGCAAAGAAGCAGTCGAATGGAGTAGGTTATGGAATGAAACAAAGTAAGAACAGCAAAAAAAAGAAGACAAAGTGTAAGATTTTTTGTGAAATAGTAGATACTGTGCTTATAATGTAGTACAAGTTTAAATATTAGGGTTTTCAACGAATCTACATGGTAGATCCATTATTGATCGCAGTGTTATCAACAGTAGTTGGAGCAGGATTAAACACCGTTAGAGGTTATCTTAATTCTGATGGCGAAGGTTATTCAGCAAGAAAATTGTTTGGAGCAATCATCGTATCAACTTTTGCAGGTATTGCTGTATCACAAACAATAGTCATTGATGGTATGAGTGCATTAGGCGTAGGTCTAATTGGACTCACAACTGGTTTCACTGTTGACTACGTAGTAACCAGATCAAAAAAAGACATTATTTAATAGAGTAGTCCTCTCTTATTTTTTATCATAATATTTATATGCTATTATACACTCAAAATTATATATGACAGAAGACAATTTATATTTTACTAAATTCGTAACCAAAAGTTTGCAGCCAATTAATTCTGATGACAGATATTTTGAGGGTTATCTTACTGTTCAGGTAAAAGACAAGCAAGGTGAAGTTACAATAGTAGACGAGTTATACAAAGTTCTTCCTGTTTGGATGGACAGAGGTGCTCCTATCTCTGACACACACTCAAACAGAATTATTGGTAAAGGAATCAATTATTCCAAATCTTCGTATGTAGATAAAGACGGATCTGAATATCCTGCAATTAAAATTACTGGCAAGATTCACAAGAACTATGAATTGGACAATGAAATATGGAACAAGATTAAATCAGGAGAATACAAAGGCTTGTCATTCGGTGGTGCTACAAGAACAAACAGAGAACCAATCGTAATGAAAGACGGATCTATTGCTTATGCATTAAAAGAATTAGAACATTATGAAGTTGCAGTATGTAAAGACCCTGCTGTACCATTGGCATTAATCACTGATCATAACAATGTTGCAAAGGCTATGGCTGAAAAAACAGAGGACAGAGGAGATGGCAAGATGGTAATCAAATGCAGCAAGTTTGGATGTTATGTCAAGAAAGATTCACTGATAAAAATAGAAGACGAAGATGATAAGAATACAAAGGCTGAGGTTTTAGACGAATGGAAGAATGATGACAATGATCATGGTGAGGATAAAGTCAAAAAAACAAAACAGTTAGATCCAGACCCAACAAATACAGATCCAGAACAAATAATGAATAGAGCAAAAGTTGTAGGAAGAAGACAAGACATATACCAATCAGCATCACTTGACGATCAATGTTTGTTGACTCTTGTTGAAAATATTGCAAAAACAGATTTAAGTAAATACAGATCATTTGAAGCAAAAGTACAAGCATTAGTGAATGAGGGTTATGCCAAAGAAAATGCAGAAAACATTGTAGGCTCATTCGTAAAAGGTGAAAAGAATAAAGATGAAGGTGGTGGCATGATGAGTGCTGATACAGAGGGAGCAGTTAACACACGTTATAACAAGCCAATAATAGAGGAAGATGTAAAAAAACAGTTTAAAGAGATTGAACAAGAGGCAGGAACAGAATTTTCAAACGCAGGTGGAGATAAAGTCGATTTGCATAATCAAGATTCGCCTGGAAAAGAAATAGACAAGACATTCAGCGGTGGTGTAAGACATTCAGGCAAAGAATATGATACTAATCAAGAATCTACACAAGTAAGTGAGGTTAAAAACGAAGAGGAAAACTCAGGAGTAGATTCACATCATAATTTGTATAACCAAGACGAGTCTACAGGAATAGGAGAGGATGAAAAAGAATTGCGTAAGATTACAGGCAAGACCAAAAGCATCAAGTTGGAATCTAGCATGTTGATAAATAGATTAAGAGATTTATAACAATCTTTATATACACAATACATTTAAATAAGCTAAGAACATGGTCAAAGAACTTCTAAAAGAACATGACGTAGAAGAAAAAAAAGACGATGAAGAAGAAGATGAAGATGAAGACGAATACGCTTCAAAATCTGTCAATTCTGTGCTAGATCAACTACAATCCATTGTTGATTCACAAGCAACCTTGATTGAGACACAAAAAGCTATTGGAGAATCACTAGTTGAACTCTCTGGTAGAGTAGATACAATCGAGAAAGCAGGAAGTGACAGCAACATGGCTCCAAAAACAGACTTGCCCTTGCAACCAAAAGTTCAAGACAAGGAAGATATTGGTGCTAGAGTAACCATTCCTGATGACAAATACCAATCAGAATCTATCCAAGCAGGATTAGACGATGACGGTAAAAACGCAGGAAAGGATGAAGCTCAAGTCAAAATCGAAAAAGCAACTCCTTCATTTGACTTTACTACAGAAACTCCAAGACCAAATGCAGCATTAGAAACAGTGAATAAAGGCTTCTCTGAAGACTATTCACCAATTCTAAAAGATGCAAGATCATCTGGAGATCTTTCACAAGTAGCAAGAGACATTCTTTCAGGAAAATACTATGTTCCATCTGAAAGCGAGGTAGGATTCTAAAATGGCTCAAATCAAAACGATTGACGAGCTTGAAGCCCTATACTACGGTTATAACAGAAACCTTGTAAGAAAAGCAGATGCTCCAGTCACTACAAGTACTACTGGATCATTTAACGCCATATTCGGTGCATATGCATGGGCTCAACTAAACCTTGAAGCAAATGCTTTTGGTATCTTACCAAAACATGCATGGGATAAATCTGGTTACAGGGTTATAACTGCAAAACCAACATTGAATACCACCAATGGTAATACTACCTTGGGTGGAACCTCAGAAGGTGGACAAAT